AGTCCGACACTCGAACATCATTGTTGCTGGTAGCCCCGCGCAGATGGCTGAGTATCGAAAAGCAGAGCGGGACATCGTCGAGTATTTAGTCGAAAGAGCCAGACAAATCGCGTTGGAACTCGGCACTTCACCCGGCTCGGCGTCGGTCGTCGCTCGAATAAAAGCAGAATCTAACGAACATTTGGTTCGTATTTCTGTGCTGCGGAAACTTGCTGCGAAAGCAAAAATGGATGCGGTTATTGGTTTTATTGAAAGCCATATGGAAGCAGGGTTGAAAGTTGTTGTCGCAGCGCACCACCGAGAGATTGTCGACGAACTCGCCAACAAGTTTGGGGGGCTGAAGATCCAAGGAGGGATGCTGGTCTCAGACGTCGAGGATGCGAAGTCCCGCTTCCAAGAAGAATCAGCCGAAGATGCACCCGTGATCGTTTTGTCGATCCAAGCCGCCAAAACTGGGCACACTTTGACGGCTGCACAAGATGTGTTGTTTGTTGAACTTCCTTGGACACCAGCAGATGTTGACCAAACTTACAGTCGTTGCCATCGTTTGGGTCAGCAGGGTTCGGTAACCGCAACCTATTTGCTGTGTGAAGGAACTGTCGACGAAGAAATTTATAACCTGATTTCTCGGAAGAGATCCGTCGTCGACGCGGCAACTGATGGCGGGACTGCTGTGCGAAGAAGCGAATCGGTTGGTCAGATGATCGTCGGCATGTTTGCTCAGAGGGGACTCGATGGCATATAGTTCCGACCTCGCCCTCGTATCGGCTCACTCTTATAAGGTGTAGAAACCGTAGTGGTGCACGGTGGTTCAACTCCACCCGAGGGCACGAAACCCTTACCCAGTAACGAGTTAACCTAATGTTTGCGGTTTGGTTACGCAATTTGCTATACTAGAGATACAAGATTACTTGACATAGACGGGCACAAGAACCCGAAACCTATCCACCAACCGAAGGACAACTTCTTGATAACCAAAACAGCAATGATATTGGCGTTTATATATGGGATGATCTTTCTCACCCCGATAGCCGAAGCAAAAGCCCCAATAGAAACAGGGGTAATTGCACTAGCCCCGCTATCCGTTCTGCCTGAAACACGGGAGGCAAGAGAAGGAACAAGCAACGTTTCTGTGTTCAAACACGGCAACATTGACTGGTTACCAGAACTCGCCCTTGCTGCTGGATGGAAACCTGCTCAGTTCAAGAAACTAGGGCATATTATTCTCCGAGAATCAGGTGGATGCCCAAACCGTATTGGCAGTTCAATCGTTGATAAGAACTGCAACATCACGGGGTACACCAAGGCGACCAACAAGTCAGACTCGGGTCTGCTTCAAATCAACGGTGTCAATTGGGACTTAAGCCGTAATAAGAACGCAATCGCTTGCACCAAACTAGGCTTTTGCACCCAAGAGGATCTGCTTGATCCACTGAATAACCTCAAAGTCGGCAGGCTTTTGTTTGAAGCCGCTGGTTGGGAACCGTGGAATGCATGTAATTGGGATCCAACGCGCTGTTAAGGCGTATTAGCCCCGCTCACAACAACATCCGCCACTTCTGCTGGCACTAAATTTCGCACTAAATTCGGTGCTTTGCTGCTGTCGGGTATTTCTTTTGAAATAAGTTGACATTTAGGGTTGTCTCATATAAACTAATATGCATAAACTAAACAGGAACCAAGGAGGTTGCCGAATGGTAGCAAACATAGAAGTAAACAAAGACGGGAAAGCAAGGTTTGCGTACGCAGGTACACAAACCCCATGGCACCGTCTAGGACAGTCAATGCAAGGACTTCAAACCATTGACGCAATGTTGGAAGCATCCCAAGCGGACTACCAAGTCCTACTGACCAAGATCGCAGTAGTAGACGACGAGGGCAACCTTGTGCGCAACCCTGATGGTTCACCCGTGATCGTTGAGGACAACAAAGCAACCGTCCGCATGAACGACGACGGTTCGTTCTCACCATTAGCAACAGTGGGCAACCGTTACGATGTCTTTCAAAACCGTGAGGTTCTTGAACGAGCAATGGCAGTAGTTGGTGCATCCAAGGGAGACGCAGTGATTGACACTTGCGGTGTTCTCAAGGGCGGAGCACGATTCTTCGCAGGCATTGACCTAGGAACATTGGTTATTGATCCAACGGGCGTTAACGACAAGATCGCACGATACTTGGTTGTATCCCACGGACATGACGGTTACTGGCCGATCCGGTACGCAAATACTGATGTTCGAGCAGTATGTCAAAACACTGTGATCATGGGAATCAAGAATGCACAGCGACTATTCACCGCACGACACACCCGTAATGCGGACGAATATCTAAACACCGCACAAGAAGCATTGCAGATCTCTACGGAGTGGGCAAAGAACTTCAAGATCATGGCAGAATCAATGTTGGCAATCCCTGTTCCGCAGTCATCACAGCGGGTAGATAAGGTCATCAACACTGTGTTCCCAATCAAAGCAACGGAATCAGACACTCAACGACGCAACCGTGAAGAAATCACGGGAACGGTCAGAGCACTGTACGCATCACAAAAGAATGCAGGCGGTTACGGTTTCAACGGTTGGAGTATTTACAACTCCGTAGTAGAGTACCTTGACCATCACCGCAAAGGCGATGCAAGTGACAGAGCGTTGGCAACCATTGAGGAAAACTCGTGGGTGAACAAAGCAAAGATCACTGCACAGCACGCAGTACTTCAATTGGTTTAAACAGTTCCTTAGTAGGGAAGATACCACCACCTGAGCAATCGGGTGGTGGTATTATTTTATGTATGGATACGCCCGAGTGGGACGACTACAAACCTAAAGAAATAGAACTGCCTAAGCCAATCATCCCTGAGAACATCCTCAAAGATTTGACAGAGTTCGTACAGAACGCATTGGAGAAGGAAAACAAACTAATGTCAATAACATCAGATGTGTTAGACCAACTGTATAGAGAAATAGGCGGTGACGAAGAAACAGCGTCCCTAGTTATCTCATATATTCAACGACGCCACAAGTGGGATGTTGAACTATTGGCTGAACGCAGAGATGTAGATGAAGTTCTTTACCGTGAACACGATCTCTTTGACGAACACATGTGGGATAAAGTCATGAACACCAAAGCCATTTCCGACCTCCATCACGAGGTGTGGAAACTGTCCCAAAAGTACATTTCCCGAGCAATCAACGAAGTGCTTCGGTCGGATAACGGGACTCCCGAAGAGCCAGCGTTCTAAAGCAGGTCGTCGTCGGCTAGAGGATCGCCGTCGATCATCTCAAATGTTGCAGTAAAGCGCGTTCCGTCTTCATTATCAACTGAAATAACCTTGAACCCAAGCGAATCAAGCATCAAATCAGCCACACCACCCATATCTTCCTCAAAGGTTTCAATTTCTGCGTCGGTTGTTTCATCATCAACTGCCAAAGAAACAAGAATTTCCATCAGCAGATCTCGAACGTTTAAGTGGACTTCTTCAGGTGTAAGCATGTTGCCATAATAGCCCCGCATCCGCTAGATTGGTGACACCTCAGTCAAAAGGGCTGAGGTAAGACACTAGGAGGATCCGAAGTGAGTGCATCACCCGTAACATTGGTTGGAAATCTAACCGCTGACCCAGAACTGAAGTTCTTGCCAACAGGAGTTGGTAAGTTGACTTTCGGTATCGCAGTAAACCATTATTGGACTGACCAAGATGGTGAAAAACAAGAGAAGACTTCGTTCTTCAATATCATTGCGTGGCGCAACCTCGCAGAAGACTGTGCGAATGTCCTCACCAAGGGCGTTCGTGTTGTTGTAACAGGACGCTTGGAACAGCGTTCGTGGGACGACAAGGAAACAGGCGCAAAGCGTTCAACTGTTGAAGTTCTTGCTGACAACATTGGTTTGTCTGTTGGGAACATTGAGACATTTGTTCGTAAGCAGAAGGCTGAAGGACAAAACGGTTCGTATGCCCCGAAGGCTAAAACCGCATCCGCACCAGCACGCACTGCACCGAAGCCGATTGCTCAGGTACAACTCGAAGAGCAAGAGGCTTGGTAGAAGCAGTTAGCCCCGCTATCTGAAAACCGTTCCTCACCAATAAGTGTCACCCGTGAGTGCACTTGGTGAGGTTATTCGGTTGTGATTTTCCAGCCCGTATCAACTTTTGTTGCGAATTCGTTGAGTTCTTTTTTCTTTTGTTCGTCTGTGTTGCACTTTTTGTATAGTTCTATTGTCTCTTCATCTACTGCGAAATCTGTTTCGTCTCCGCTTGCTGTTGAACGACTGAGAACGATATCTCCAACTAGTAGTTGACCAAACAGGTATGTCATTGCGACATTCGCTTCCTGTTTGAGTAGTAAACCTTCGTCATGCACATATGCGTGCAAATCTTTACGTAAAGGGTGACGCACGATATCAAACCATCCACCAACCATGTGGTGAACCATGATGTGTGCGTCTGTCACGGGAAGGTCTATGTGTCGTACTTCGCCGTTCGCTCTTACGAGTACTGCCGATGTCATTATGACTCCCTAATTGTGTGGTCGTATTCACGGTCTTGGTTTTCAAGACGGATAGGTAGATAGAAGTCGTTCATTGTGCGCTTGATGTACGGGTTGCGTAGACCAGACCAAGAGACTTTTACTCCGTTGGGTACATATGTTGTGAACCATTCAAATGCTTCTGCGCTGTTCTCAAACGGTCCGTAAAACTTTTGTGTTCTGTCGAATGAAAGTGTTGCGATAAGTGGTGAGTTGAGATAGTAGGTGTCTAGGTACTCTTGCATCTCGTCAAGTGTTTCAAGAATCATTTAGCCTCTTTCGTTGGTACTGCTATTTGGATAGTTCCTGTTTTTGTGTTGTGTGCTACCACTTTGTCTTCCTGCACGAGCAGTGTGATATCACCTGAATATTCGTAGAAGAAGTCGCCTAGGTCTACTGCACCGCATTTTGTATCTGCTACAAATTGTGCGTATGCGAGTAGACGATCGGCTTCTGTTTCGTACTCGTCACGAGGGCGTTCGGGGGGCATTTGTTCTTTAGGTTTACGCATTAGTATGTGTAATTTCCTTCTAACAAACGATTGAACTCCTCGCCGTAATACTTGAATGAATGTGATGACACACTCTCTGCTAGTTCGTTTTCATCAACGCCTAGTTCAAGGATAAGTACGCTCTCTGCACCCATGGTGTCACGACCAAGGACACTTACTTCTGTGTCTGCGTCCATCCAATCCACCCGTGTGTGGTGGTGTCCACAGATATGGAACTGTGGTGTCACCTTGTCAAGTATTTCCTTGACGAGATGTCGTTGTGCGATAGACACTTGAATGTCGTCCTTGTATGTGATCTTTTCACCATTGTTGTACGGTGCTTCGTGGGTCATGAGGATGTCAACGGGTTCGTTGCTGAGTAGATCAACATCGAATGGGTTGATAAGTTCGCCTCTCCACCATGAGTCACCTTCTACACGGTCTAACCAATCCACTGAGTACGCACCGCCATAACCCATGAAGGTTGTTTCTCCGATTTGGAAACGACATCCACGAGGAATGTATTGCAACCATTCATTAGGTGTTGGGATTGGATTGTTCTTTCCGTACTTGTCAGTTAGGTCACGAAGTAGATCATGATTTTCGTGGTTGCCGTCAATCCAAAGGAACTTGATTTGTGCGTCTTCTGCGAGTTTCGCTACACGGTTCACAAATTGCTTTCCAAATGGACGGTGCACCCAATACCCAAAGTCGCCAACTGAGATGATGTGCGTTACTTCGTTCTTTTTTGCATGCGAGATTACCCACTCTGCGTGTCCCATGTTGCCGTGGATGTCACCTGCGAACATGACGATCTGTTTGGTTTGTTTAGTGTTTTCTAGTTGTTTCATATATATAAGTATATACCCGTACTGTCATATTGTCAACCCCATAAATGCCCTAATTCACGGGCTTTCATGATATATCTAGGGGCGTAAGGTAGTGTATTGGTATGACAGAACCGCTGACATCCGCCACAATCGTCTCCCGCCTACCTGAAGAAATAGTTGATTTAGTCGGGAGATTTATCGGCGATAGCGACATCGACACCGACTTAGATGAGGTCAAAGTACTGATGCCTGCTAGTCCCGTCGTGTCGGCAATCGCCTCCTATTTGGGCATCTCACAAGAAAGCCCGAGTGGACATGCGCTCGATCAAGCAAAAGCGTGGATCGATGAACAATCATTGTGGCAAGACAGGTCATCAACCATTCAACAGAAACTTTCAGAAAAGTTCCCATTCACAGAAGTAGAAGCATCAAAAGGCGAAATCCCTTCATGGATGCACGCCCCCTGGGCTCCAACCCTGCTGTTCCAATGGTCAGAAGCATTGCGAGACGCAGTTTTACAAGCAGAAGAATATGTGGAGGAAGTTCTATGAGTGACGAAACCAACGACAATCTAGAGTTCGCTATGGGTGAAGTAGCGCGTGACTTGGAGCCGACGCGTTCGAGGAGTGTCGCTAAGAAGAAAAAAGATAAAGACGGGACTGATTTATCTTCCACAGCACAAGAACAGGTCCTTTTCCGTGCAACCGCCGAAGACAAGCAGAAGTGGGAGGAATGCGCCAAACATTTGGGTATTTCTATGGCTGAGTTCCTTCGTGTTTCGGCTAACGAAAAGGTTGAATCTGCGATGGCAGGATGCGACCACCCGTTGGCTTTCCGCCGTTCATTTCCGTGGATGGAAGAATGCCTGAAGTGCGGTGTGCGTTTACGAAACGAACAAACCGCAACTTACACTAATCGCCGATAAGCAGTGAAGCCCCGCAAACCGATAAAGCGGTCGCCACTCAAACGATCGACAAAGCCGATCAAGCAAAAGTCGGCAAAGCGGTTGGTTGCTGATGTGGATAGGCGCATCTTTGTTGCGATGATGCTCAACAAACACCCGTATTGTGTTGCGTGTCCTGTGTTTGCTGAACATGATGGGCTTGTCACTTATGTGCGTCGCCCGTCGCAGGATATTCATGAACTTATCCGTCGCTCTCAGGGCGGTTCTGTGGTTGATGAGGGGAACTGTATTGCTGTGTGCCGTCCGTGTCATACACGAATCGGGGAGAACCCGCAGTTAGCCTTTGACTTGGGGCTTGCGAAACATTCGTGGGAATGAAAGGGGATTTATGTTTCTACTGTCATGGTTCATGAAACTGATATGGGTTGTATCTATGGTTTCAGTAATCGGTTTACTGTCCGTGCTTGCGATGATACTGATATCAGACTTGAAAGGGTCGTGGTATTGGAAGAAGCGTGGTGGTTGGTAACCACCCGTAAGCACTATTTGCGCTTACCGCCATGCCTACGATCGTATTGAACGCCTCTAAGGTATAGCCATCTACCAACGAGAAAGATTGTTGCGCCGATAAGAAACTGTTTCATTGTGCTTTGCCTTTCTTGCAGAACTCTATGTACTTAGTCATTACGAAGTCTACGAACTCTGATCGTATTGTCGCTTCACCATCGTCAATCATAGTGAACTCGGGTAGACCGTTATCGTTGTAAACATATTTAGAACACTTACCTGCACTGCCTCCGTTGTACCCGTAGGTCGCTACAGTCAATGCCTCTGATACAGGTGTATTAGGGTTGTTCTTATACTCTTTCTCTAGGTCACCTCTCTGATAACCCGTGAGACTGTCTAACTTTTTGATACGAACATAACTATCTACAACGATACTTACAGTGTCAAACTCATCTAAACCGTCATTGTATGCGTCACTCAACACTGTAGGTAACGACTCAAATGGGTGACCATTGAGACCACTCTGACGACACTCAAATAGGTCGCCCTTCTGAAACACAACGAATGACTGCATGTCTGTAATACCGTTATCTTCTTTGCATACCTCTGTCTTGCGAAGTTGTGCGATCTTTACGATCTTGTCTGCCTCTATGTCTATGTCCATCATTGTTATACCCGTGTGCTTCTTTTGCGTGTGATCGAACGACACTGTGCTAATGCTTGCTCTCTTGTGTCATGTGTAGACAACGGCATATTGTTGTTCGCTGTGTCTATTACCAACCATTTAGTGGAAGGGTATCTATCAGGTGATATGTCGTATCTGTAGTTCATTGTGCTCCTATGAGTAGGACGATCATGGCTATTGCCATTGTTGCTATGCCTAGTAATGCATCTGTAGTCATGTGTCTAACTATATAACAGTAGTGAGTATATGTCAAGTATCACCCGTAGCCACTATTTCTCAACACGCCACCTCATACCATAAGACCTACGCAAAGCATTAGCCTCCAACTTACGAGACCTCTCAGGCTCAGGTAACGACTCATACAGAGCAACACGCTGACGATTCTTGCGCTCACGCTCATACTCCCTACGCCTCTCACGCTTAGCCCTCGTATCCTCACGATGACAGCGATCCCACTCTCTCTTGTCCTCAATGTTCTTATAAGGCATTGACTAACGACCTTTAGCAAACAACTTGAACACAAAAAGCACAACAAAAGAAATCACAACAGACGCAACAACCTCCTCGAAATGCACAACAAACACAAACCACAAAAACTGCAACAACAAAGACAAACCGATCAACACAAACAACACAGGAACAAGCACACGCATTACGATGAAACCCTTACAACATAAGGGTTACAGGACATTAGATGCGATGTGGTTGAGTGATTCATAAACGGGACTGCCAACCTTTTAGAGCGGTTCGGGCAGGGTGGGGAGTGATGCGATAATTTTTTGTGTCGCCTTCTTTTTTTTAGGTTTATCTGACACGGGTCTGTTGGGTTTTGGTTTGTAGATGGTTTCTAGTTGTTTGATTTCTTTTTGGAGTTGTTTGATTTCTTTGTCTAGTTGGGCGAGTTGTTGGTCTAATGTTTTTTTCATTTTGTTTCTGTTTCTGTGTGGTGGTGGATCATGTTGAGGCAGGTGAGGTAGCCGATTGTGTCTAGGAGTGTGTCGTGGTGGAGGTTTCCTGCTTCTAGGTTTGTTCGTAGTCTTGCGAGTTTGACGGAGACCATGAAGAGGATTGCGTCGTTTATGGTGAGTTCTTTTCCTGTGAGTGTTTGGAAGATGTTGATGACTTTTGTGTAGTCGTCTTTTGGGTGTCCGTATGTGTTTTGGCGGTCTTGGTTTACGATTTTGTAGGCTTCTTGGAGGATTTCGGTTCCGGGTGTGGGCGTATTTTTTGGTGTGGTGTTCATATCGTTTTAGTTTATCTGTCCTGGGACTGTTTGGGGTGGTTTTTAAAAATTTCGCGCGGCGGTCAGAGGTTTTTTAGAGGTGCGCGTTTGGGGTCATACCGCTTCTAGTGAGCATATTTGGAGGTATTCACTGAATGTCATTTCGTTGAATAGGAAATTGTTTTTTGTGCTGATTCCTAGTATTTCGTTTTTAACGGATTCATTGTCGTTGTTGTTTAGATCCATATGCCCAAAATCTATTCTTGCAATTCTTCTAGGGTATTGTTTCAACATTTGCTTGTATTCGTCACACATTTGGTTACTTGCACCTTCTTCTGAGTGCATAAATGGGTGGCTGTTCATGTGTTTTACGGTTTGAACTGATGGTCCGACGACGTTGTACCCTTTTGATACTAGTTTCATGGACAATATGGTTTCTTCAAGTAGGACATTGGGTTCTTTTGTATATATTTCGTGCATTGATCCAGTGGAGAACAAAAATGCTCCAGAAACATGATTGTGCCTATTGTCTAATATGTTTCTGGTTTCGCATTTATCTTCTAGTGGTCTGATTTGTTTGTCGATTAGTCGTTCAATCCATTTGATGTCGCTTTCGTTGACAATGTTGCTGTTTCTTGGTGGGTGCCACCATCCACCTTCTTTTTTTTCGTTATAGGTGTATGAATATGGG